CCTACATTCTTTTTCTTTTGGAGACGTCGCGTAAAATTGCCCTGCATAGTTATAGGGGCTGAAGTAGGTGCTGTATTTCCTAGAATCTCTACATCCTCATAATGTACCCAGAGAGTATATGTGGCAGAAGTATTCCCTTCTACAGCCACCAAAGGAGAGTATGGATATATAAAAAATACTCCAGGATCACCTATGACAGGTACATTTGGATCATGTACTATAGTGGCTCCTGGGAATGCTGAAATGAAAGGAACACGCAATTGAACCGAAGTATCTGAATTGATATAAAAATCTGCACTGAGAAGTTGAGAAATCTGCGAACGATTTGCTGCATGATCTCTTAGGTATCTGTTGAGTTGGCCTGTTTCTGATGGATCCCTGAGCATACCACCAGTTGGTAAAAAGCACAATTTGTACAAACCTTGTTGAAATCTTGTACCATTAATCTGTAAAGTGATTACCGTCGTATATCTCATAGTAAGTGACGCCGATATCTTATCCCTATATGCCTTGGCATATGTTAGAGGATAAGTCGTAGCGTACTTAGTAAATGACGAAGGTAAATCACTAGTGGTTAACGTTCCCGAAGATACTATACAAGGTTTGGCTAAATAATTCTTTATAGTTGGTAACAAACCATCGTTAGATGTGTGTAATATCTTAGAATCCACGTGTTTATGCTCAGTTACGGATTTAACCGTAGCAATCGCATCTTGAACGTCTAAGGCATTAGAACCTAAAGGTCGAGACACATGTTGTTCTTGGGTAACCGTTTCTCGTGCATCTTTGGATGTCTGTCCAGATTCATTTGGCTCCATTTGCATGTATGCGGATGTTTTTGTAGGGAAGTTTAGTTTGTCCGTCGCGTAGTTCCAACTTCCGAAAGAACTACCGATATCCGTTTTATTAGTGCTGTGTGTATTCATATTAGTCGGAGTAAATAGTAATTTGATGTTTGGGACATTGGCAGATTAACATCAGAATCTGTTTCCATTAAAGGAAAGATACCTCTTCGTATCCACGATAAGGGTGTTTTTAAAATTAATAGTTGAGTTGCATTTCCGCGCATTTACGGAGTAATGCAGATCTCTGAGTGACAGGAGGATAATAATCCAGGTACTCGCGTGAAACTCTAACTAATTTCTCAGACCACTGATCAAATGTAGATTTATCATGTAATGACAACTCCATCAAGATAGTGTCAACATTATCACGAGGTATATCTACAGTATAAGGTCCTTTCTTGGTCCAGTTTATGGTTTCAAGTAATCTGTTTAATCGAAGTGGGGCAACGTATCTTTTAAGGGACTGATCGTAGCGCCACTGTCTTTTAAGAAACTCCACTTCTGTTATGTTTC